CCAATCAATATTTGTGTGGTTGTAAGTGCTTTAGCAGAAACAACACCAGAACTATTGGCATCTCTTACTAAAACTGTATTTGCAGCTTGATTAGCTATCTTTGCTAAAGTTACATTAGCATCTACAATAGAAGCTGTTACTACAGCATTTGCTGCTAATTCATCCGCACCTACTGCATCGTCTGCTAGATGTTCATTATCAATACTTCCTGCAGCATAATGTTCAGAGTTTATAACATCGTCTGCTATTTTAGCTGCCGTAATAGCATCTGCCGCTATTAAACCTGTAGTAATCTGTAAGTTTGCTATGTGAGCAGTGTCTATAGAAGCATCAACGTATTGATCACTGTCTATTGAGTTAGCTGCCATCTTAGCAACAGTAATCTGAGAATCTGCAATGTGAGCCGTATCTATTGATCCATCCGTGTAATGCTCAGAGTCTATAGCGTTATCTGCTATTTTATCGCCATTAACAGCATCGGCTGCTATTAATGCTGTAGTAATCTGTAAATTAGCAATGTGAGCCGTATCTATACTTCCGTCTGTGTAGTGTTCAGAGTCTATAGCATCATCTGGTATTTTTGCAGAAGTAACGGCATCGGCTGCTATTAATGCTGTAGTAATTTGTAAATTACCAATATGAGCTGTGTCAATAGATGCGTCAACGTATTGATCACTGTCTATTGAATTAACTGACATGTGAGCAAGATCAATAGATCCATCTGTATAATGTTCAGAGTCTATAGCGTTATCTGGTATTTTTGCAGAAGTAACGGCATCTGCCGCAATCAAAGCCGTTGTGATTTGTAGATTAGCAATGTGAGCCGTATCTATACTGCCATCTGTATAATGTTCAGAGTCTATAGCGTTGTCCACTATCTTAGCACCAGTAATAGCATCGGCTTGGATATCCGCTGTTTCTATTGTATTATTAGGGAAAAGAGGAACGGCTGTAAAAGTAGCGACACCTGTAACACCTAATGTTCCACCAACAGTTCCGTCACCAGTTACAGTTAACGAACCCCCAACCGAAGCACTATTAGTAATAGGCATATTACCAGTAGCATCAAGAAAAACAGCTTTTTCTGCGGGTTGTGTGCAAAAGATAGTTCTTAAACCATTCACCCAAACAACCTCATCATCATCGTTACTAGATTGTAACACAGTTGTTCTAGCTAAAGTTGTGCCAGATAATGTATAAGTTCCAAGACCTATTTCAAAATCAACCCCATCCGTACAACAATAGTAAGTGGTATTAGAGTTACCAATTACAGAAAACGCTTCAAAACCATTCTCAGCACCAGCTAAAGTATAAGTACCCGTTCCCGTTGTGCTTGTGGTTTCTTTAATTCTATCTGCTAAAACTAATGCCATTCGTTAAGTCCTCGGTCTTGAAGGTAAGCCCCTTCTATAGGCATCGTGATTTTCTCTTGCTTCTCCAAGATCCTTCAACCTAGATAGTCCATCCATAAATCTTTTTTCGTAAAGAGCAATTATATCTGGTTCGCCTTTCATAAAAATATACGCTTCTAATAAGGCTCCGTAAAGAAGTACATTAGGAGCATTCTCACTTACCCAGGTTGTATTAGACCCAGAATCCACTAGGCTTGTTGGTCTATAAAAATAGTGTAGTTCAACTGTATACGCTGAATTAGGAGTAGGGGCTAGTAAAAAGTGATCCACACTAAACACAGCATAGTATCTCGGTACACCTGTTGTTGAAGCGTTTGGTGTATACTCTCTTAAAAAGTTTACATCTTTTTGTAATAAAAAGTTTTCAGAACCACTAGTTGTTATTTGTAAAGAAAACACCGCTAGGAAGTCATCTGGAACAGATAAAAATTGATCAGAAGAAGTCATAGCTGAAGTAACATTCTTTCTAAAATATTCTAAATCTATAGATTCAAATATTCTGTCTTCGGCTGCTTTAATAAAATTAGGTAGATTAGTTACAAACGTGGATTCTGTATTGTCTGTGTAATCTTGAATAGCTGTTTTTAATGTTGCAAATGTAAAGCTCATTTATGTCCCCAATGTAACTGGACCAGCCGTGGATATTCCACCACCACCTTTTATATTACCCGTTTGTGCCGTTTCACCAACAACTGTGAATGTATATCTATTATCACTAACTTTAGTTATAGTGTATCCTGTGGCTTTTTCAAGCACTGTCCTCGTGAAAGAGTCAAAGCTTGATACTGATCTAAATCTTACTGTATCATCTGATGATCTTCCATGAAGAGGTTCTAGAACTGTTATTACAGAAGTATTAATGTTACCAGAGCTAAATGCATTTAATCCAAGTAAGTTCTCTACGGTCACTTCTGTACGGCTTGTAACTCTTGGTTGATACAATGCTGTTGGATCAGGTCCAGGATGATTAGGTTTTAGCTGTGGGTGCTTTTCTTCATATTCATCAGGACCCACTTTCAAACCATTCCATTCGGTTTTCATTTCTTTTAAACGATAACGAAATCCAGAACGATCTGAAAACCCCCATGCTTTTTTTCCTGTTGCATACTTTGCCATATCAGTAACTATAATACGTCATGCTAGGTGTTAATTTTAAAGGAGTGCTATTTGCATCCTCGGCTGCTGCTCTTTGAAATTCTTCTTCGTAAACTGATTTTAATAGTTGCACTCTCTCTGGTGCTTTCTTCATTGCTAAATAATAAGCAAGACCAGCCACCATACAAGGAAGGAATCTGAATGGTGTGTCTGCATTATTTATCAAAGAGTCTGCATCTTCAATACGTCTTACATAATAATAAACCAAAGTGTAAGAAGCGTTTGGTGTTGACCACAAAGTAATAGTGGGAATAACCTGCCTATCAAAGAAATACTGACTTGGTTGTCCAGTGCTTGCTTTATTAGGTATAGTTAAATACTCACCTCGGCTCATTTGAGATAAGGTAAAATCAACATTACTACTGTTTCTTAAAACAACTTCTAGCAAGTCCACATAAGTAGCATCTAATGTATAAGTCGCTGTACCAGAAGTTATAGCTTTAGTTTCTTGTTTGACAGTCCACATGTTAAGACCACGATTTGCCCAATCAGCAAACATTAGATTCAGAGAACGTCTAGCTGTTTTTGCGTCATAACCAGTACGCATCTCCAAGCCACAACGCTCGTAAGCTTCCTCTATTATTTCACCGACATCTAAATCGAAGTCTCTTGAACCTGATGTTGTCATTTACTTCTTCTTCATTTTCATGGCTTTTCCCATCATGGCTTTAACAGGCTTTTTCATGTTAGCTCCACCCATCATTTTCTTAACAGGCTTTGACTTTTTTGTGTCTAAAAATGCTTTTAGTCCTGCGTTTATTTTTTTCATTATGTTTTCCTTTTTAATGATTTAACTCTTCTTGGCTTACCTGCTGGTTGACCTAATTTGTTCTTCTGGTTTATTCTACTACGTTTTTCAGCAGAAGTCATCTCCGCAGAAGTTTTCGGAGTTTTCTTAGAAATTCGTTTGCTTGGACGACAATAAGGTACACCTCTTTTTTCACCTTTTTTACGACCGCAAGCTTTACCCGTTTTAACGTCTTTCCAATCTTCCTTAAACCATCTCTTTAAGGCTAATCCTGCTTTTGTTTTTCTAACTGCCATTATGCTTTCTTTGTTTCTTTTCTTTTACCTTCCAAAATAGCACCACAGCCTCTCGCAATTTTTGGATTATTCGTTGGTCTTTTTCTATATGCTTTGCCGTTTGATGCTTTGATAACACCTTGCTTATCTTTGACATTCTTAATAGCTTCTATAAGACCACCATCTTTTTTCTTTTTTGATTTATTACCATAATTAGCGGCACCTACCTTTCGGCATTTTGCAATAGCTCCTCCAGCATAAGCACTTGGAAAAACTTTAAATTTTGCTTTTACTTTCCGATAACATGCGTCTTTTGGCATTTCTTAACTCCTCTAATCCAGTTACCCGATAACATCTACACGACCATTTTTTCTTGTTACAAGATAGACAATACTTAACGGGGCTTCCTTTTATTATTTGTTGTTCTTTTTCTTGATCCTTCTTTGAGTCCACCTAGATTATAACCTTTAGCTTTTGGTTTCTTTTTACTTCCAACTGATTTTGTTATCTGTTGTGGCATCGAGCTTCGCAACATTGTCATTCGGTGAACTCCTTCTTATAAAATCTTCCCATAAAGGTTTTATCATTTTATGGTTTTCAGAAACTTTCTCTGCCATAATAGCTGTTCGCTTATCAACTTCAACTAAAGTTGATACAGACCAACCAATAGCTCCTGCAAATAATACTATACAAACACCTGTTGATACTTCTTTAACATTCATTAGCACTTCCACCTTTTACGAGCTTGTCTTAAACGGCTATTAGGATCTTTTGCAGCTTTAGGAAACTTTTTCATTTGTCCTGCTGACCTTGCACAATATGACTTGCGTCTTTTTGCAGCGGTGCTACCTTTTTTGACTTTACCAGTAACAGCTGTTTTTAACTTACTTCCAGGGTTGTCTTTACGATATTTAGCAACACCCTTTGCAGTCATTCCGGCACCAGATTTGGTGGATCTCTTTTGACCACCGCCTATGGTGTGACCCTTCATGGTTCCTTTTTTCTTTTTCTCAGCCATTTCTTTTCCTATGCGAAGAAAAATGTCATCATATCTATTGTACCAACAGTGTATCTAATACTAAGACCACTTTCAAATAAAATACCATTTTGAGGTATTGTTCTATCAAGTGTTGTATTATCAGTGCCTATTGTTCTTGCTTTAAACAACACTGTCCCTGATTCTGGGCTACCATCAATAAATTCAACAATCCCTGCTGTTCCACCAGATACAATTGAAAATCCTTTTAAACGAACTCTACTACCACCACCAACGGCTTGTGCCGCAGAAGCGATAGAGCCAACTTCTATGTTTGCTGCAAATTGTGCAGAACTTGTTACTGAAGTAATTGTCTTAAAGTATTTAGTACCATCTACAGCTTCAGCAGAACCAGTAGAAACAATTACTTCTGTAAGAGCATTATCAAAAACATCTGTTCCAACAATAGTATTTGTCTTAGCATTATCACCTGTTCCTGCTGTGGTTACAGTTAAAATTCTGGCTCCACCAGAAGCAAAGGAAGCGTTTGCTAATGTTGCTGTTGTATTAGGTCTTGCTACGGTAACTATAAAGTTATCATCTGCTGCAACCTCGTCACTTATAAAGGCTGGTTTTACATCTGAAATAGTTCCTGCCATTTTAATCTCCTTATAAAA